GATGAACTCACCCTGCTCATTATTCAGAAACACATCAATCTCCTCGGGATCAAGGTTAGCTGTAGAAAAGCTATCAACTTTATCAACTCCTATCTTTACTTCCGTATGCATTTGTGCAACAGTCATTATCTATTCGCTTCTACTTGTGACTTTAAAGTGATATAAACGTCTTGATTATTAATGTCCTTCAAATAATCAATAGTCGTTTCAAGTGTCGTTCCTAGCAAGTCACCTCCTTGTAGGAGATACTTTGTTCTCTCCTGTCGGATAACCCTTGCCTCTATACAGTCGTCTATAAACAATAGGATTTTATAATCCTCGTTATCGATAACCTCTAAAAACTTTTCTGGCTGCTCATCAACGATAGTTCCTACAGCAGCCTCGATATAGCTGATTGAGCTGTTTTCTGATATTTTAGTTTGGCTATTGTTTAATCTATTATAGACTCGCAAGTATCCTCGCATAGTAGCTTGGTGCATAGCTCTGAACTTAGCAAACGCCTGGCCTTTAGCCGAAATAGTTCTGTTGACTTCACTAGCTTCTTCCTCTTCAGAGCTTATAACATAGTGCGCAAACGCATTCGTTCTCAGTTCTTCCCGTGAACCGGCAACTCGTTGATGCGCTAACAATACGTGATATTCAAGCTCCTGTCGTGGGTCGCTTAGGTATAGTGTCTTTCCGCCCTTAGGAATCTCAACTCTAAATGTTGACCAGAAATCCAGGTTATACTTAGATAGTGTCCCCTGGGGCATTACAGCGCTTCTTCCAGGCAAGTTCAATAGGGCCTCCAAACGAGCCTCTAGCTTAGGAGTAAGTCCAGTAATCAATTCCCGTGTACCTCTCCTGTTTTGTGGTGTTAGATACTCAGCAGTATTGGTATAACGGTCATGTCCGTCATGTCCAACTTCTAACCAATCACTTGTATTGACCTGTCGAATAGTAACTTTATCAGGCAAGTCGTTCCATGGCTCTTCTACCACAGTAGCTGCAGGAGCATCCAAAACTTTAGTTTCAGTACTAGACTCAGTGCTAAGCTCCTTCATTGGAGCTGGATTTTTCGGTGGATTCTTCTTTCCCTTTGGCATTATCTATCGTTTTTCTGTTAAGTAGCTGATTTTAAGCTCTATATGGTACTTGAATAAATTAATTCCGCACATGAAAGTGGGTTTGCAACTAGCAAGCCTTGCTTAGCTAAAGCGTGAATCTCGTACCCATCTACTGAACTAGCAGAAGCAGTCTTGAAGGACGTGTGATGTCCCATTGGGCTACAAGAACCTGGGATATGCCACATCTTCTCCTTTTCACCTTTAGGATACAGTCGTCTAATGTTTTTCTTACCGTCTGTAGTACCAAAGTTAAGGATCGTGTAACGGTAGTTCTCAGTGAATCCGCCATCAGGATGAGGAATTCTGTTAGTAACTTGGTTGTCGTACTCAGGCATGTGAAGCAAAGTGAACTTAACTCCTTGTGGTCCCCAGTACTCTCTGAATTGACCCTCGAAGCGTAGGTTTTGTCCTGATCCACCAACTCTATGAGCGTCAATAGGCTGGAACCTTGCAACTTGGTTTTCAAGAGCTCTGTGGAGCTGTACGAATCCTCTCTCTCCTGTCAACGCAACAAAGTGTCGCTGATCTTCAGGCAAGATATGGATAGAAAGATTAAGCAGTACATCTTCCAAGTAATCAATCGTAAAGGTTGAGTAATTGAATCTGTGTGATGGAGCAATTTGCTCATGCAGTCCTGCACCTTCCTTGATAATTCGGCCTGAATCATCCTTCATAAGGTATTGACCACCTGATGTTTTGTTTGAGGTGCTATAAAGAAGTGCGCGAGACTTTTCTCTCTGCCACTGTGCCATAAACACCCAGTCCATATACTGCATCCAAATCTTCGTGCTCTTATTAGTGCGAGGGTCAAGCATCTCAACCACCATTGGTGCGCGGTTAAGCATGTTGGCAGGAATTTCATTCTCCTTTCGGATAGTATTGAAAGTATTCCTGAACTTGAACGGTGAAGTGAAGCTCGTTTGTCCGCCACCTTTTGACAGGGTGTTGGAAACCGGTGAGTACTCTTTTGAGAACTGGCTTCCTGAAGTAAGAAGCGTAGGAGCCATAAACTTGTCAGGGTTACCCGTCATTAACTCAACCTTATATACCCAGTTTGTTCCATCAGACTCAGGATCGCTTACTACACGAACAGCGAAGTCTCTGTCGTCCGGGATTAGTTTGTCTCTTTTGGAAAACAATTGTTCTGCAAAAGTGATTTTAAAAACAGTGTTATTTACACCTGGCCGAGCTGAATCAGTAGCAGTATAAGAAACAACAGGGATGGCTTTCTCATCATCACCTTTTAGGCTCCAAACAAAGTCTCTGTCATCCGGAGCTTCTTCCTCTGCACCCATAAAAGAGAAGAATGCATCCATTCCGATATAGTCATATATCCCGAAAGCCCTCGACATAACTGAAGATGCTAAATAGGGCTGCTCTTGAAATATTGTTCCAAGATTGTTTTCGTCAGTTAATCCTGACCAGCTTTTCGCTTGATATACTTGTAATGTGTTGACCTTTTGAGATGCCATAATGAGCTTATTTGATTATTAGAATATTTGGTTGGCGAGTGCTTTTTTCATCACATCCGTATCAACCGCTTTCTCTTCTTTTTCCTTTGCGGGTTTACCTAGTTTACTTTTAATTTTTTTGGTGGCTTTATTGATTGCAGCCTTATTCAGCTTTGCATAATCACCTTTTAATATCAATGCTGTGTATGCAGAGACGAGATCGTGTTCTGGGTTTTGCTCCCTGTATCTTGCGTATGCATTTTTTCCCTCTCTATCAAACTTGGTGATACCGTTAAACAGTACGTTTCGATCTCCGTCAGTTAATTTAATCCCGGGGATAATTTCAGCAGTATTTTTTAAAGTCTTTTTTAGTCCAGCAATCTGCTCGATACGATCATCGCTTCTTTGCTTCAACTCATCAGCCTTTTGAGTAACCAGTTGGTCGCGCTCAGTTTTTTCTAGCTTGATTAGTTTAGATAATCTATTCTTAGCCTTCTTGCCTAAAGCGTCCTCATCCTCGGAATTAACGCTTTCATTAATGTCGGCAGCTTTTTCGGACTCATCCCATCCAAGCCTAGTATTGTAGTCTGAGATAATGCGCTTTTGAAGCTCTTCATTACCTTCCAGATTCTCTGTAGAAATCTTTTCGTAGTTCTGAATAGTAGATTCGTGCTGGATCAATGCATCTAGTGGAGTTCCTTCCTTATAAGAGTTAATAAGGTATTTAGCAGTCTCTGGAAGTTCATCAATCCACGCCTGCTTCCTTGCTTCAATTTCAGTTTCTACTAATTCATGAAGCCCGTCACTTGTATTACTGAAGTCTTCCGGTACTTCTCCTATAGACCCGCCAGCATGAAGTAGGTCAGCGATAGTCTTGTAAGCAGATTCTGCCTCTCCGCTCTCTTCTTCCTGTTCCTCATCTTCAATTTCTAATTCCCCAGCTTCGGTAAAAGAGGTCTTTTCAGGGTCTATGTCCTCTTCTGTTAGTTTTTTTAATGCCTCTGGCGTAGCTCCGTCTAACTGCTCCTTGGTAAATCCTTTTTCGATCAGTTCTGTTCTCTGCTCGTCGGTAGGGATGAAGTCTTCATCAGCATCTTCGATCTTTAGCTCTCCGTCTTCAAAAGAAACCTTGTCAGGTGACAGGTCTTCTTCAGTTAATTTCTTTAAGGCTTCAGGAGTAGCCTCTTTAAGTTGGTCCTCAGTAAATCCTTTATCAATAAGTTCAGTTCTCTGCTCATCAGTGGGTTCAAAATCCTCCTCAATTGCTGTCTCTTCTAAAGGAATACCGCTAACAGTTTTTACGGGTGGTAGGGTCTCGACTTCTTTTTCCTTACTCTCAGGGTCAAGTAAACTGATATCTAAACCAGCTGTCATGTCATCAAACAGGCCTTCTCCGATAATTGGTGCGGTTACTTCCTCTTTTATTACTTCTGGCATAAATAAGCTATTGCGTTAGATTATTATGACACAAAAGTAAAAGGAAAGTAAGTGCGAGATTCGCGGAAGGTTCTACGTTACAGTAGAATTTAAAAGAATCTACCAGAGGTAAAGCAGTAATTATTTAATGGTGGTGTTTTGGGTATGGGCGACTAACTAGCCAGGTCCTTCCAAATAGTAGACTCAGAAACACAAAGTTTATCTGCCCACTTCCTTACAGTCTTAGAGGTGTCTGTAGATTTTTCGACAGCCCGCTTTACGCGTCTTCTCCGCTTCTCAATTAAAGATAGATCGCGCATTCTACTCACCGGTCTTCTTTTTAGTTTCAGCCTTCTTCTTCACGTCCTTCTCCTTAATATCTAGCTCCCGGTCTTTTAACTTAACGTCAGAATCCTGCTTCTCTCTCTGTAGTCGTAGCTTCTCCTCTTCCTGAGACTTCTTATTGGTCTCTTTTTCTTTATCTAAGGCGATCTTCTCCTTTGACTCCGCTAACTTACCTTCCTTCTCGATGATATCAGGAATCCCGTTCCTGTTCTTGTCGGCGGTCTTCAGCTTGTTATCAGCATTAATATTAGCTACCAGTATATCTTTCTCCCGGTCCTTAGCTTTATCCTTACTCTCAAGACCGAGTTTCTTGTCCTCCTGGGCTCTAGTAGCCTCTCCTTCCGCTGCTTGAGCCTGTATCGTAGCCTGAGCTTGTTGGTTTTGTTCCTCGGCACGTTTTGCTTCAGACTGCTTAAGTTTGTTGGTAATGTCGGCAATAGATTTATTTCCGAAAAGAGTAGCAGCATCAGAGAACGCAACCTTATCGTTTTGTAGCGCTATATTGAAATGCTGCTTAAGTGAGCGCAGGGCCTCTTGATCCTCTGATGCATCCGTAACGAATACACCAAACTCAGAGTTAATAAACTCATTCCCGTCTAGCTCGAAATAAATCGAAGCCATGTCATCATTAACATAGCGGAACTTCTTTGATTGGTCCACATAGGCATCCTTGGCAACCTCCATCAGTGTTTCCAGAACCCTTTGCTTGGTCCAGTTATGAATCTGAAACCACTTTTCTGTTATTAAAGAAGACTGGTCTATGGTTTTCTCTACATTACCAACGGCCTCTCTTGCTGAGATAGCTCCTTTTCTTTGTTGAGTAACACCTGAAAGTGCGTCTAGCTTTTCCTCTACATATACTAGTAAGCTGATATGTCCAGCAATAGCCTGTCCGGTCTCTAAATCCAAGACTTTGTTATGATCGGTTATATTACCCGCAAGCTTGCCTGTAGACTGCCCCTTCACTCCTTCCTCAAAAGAATTTACAAATGCAAATTTTAAAGTAGATGCATAGTACATCCATTTCTCCATGGACATTTCACTGGTAGGGATTAGAGAAATATCAATTAAGGCTATCTTTCCTAAGTTGGCTGCAATTAAGAGCTCGGTACGGTACCAAAGCGTTATATGAAGGTATATCCAGGGTACTAGCCTGTCCATAAGAGAGACGGACTTAGAGTTATTGGCATTATATATAGTACCCACATACCCACTCCTGCAGTACGAAATGTTATCCATGCGCCGGAACTGATTTTTACGTGGGCGCATATTAATGTATATATCTTCAGCGATTAAGGTTCCCTCCCAGTATTCGTTTATCCAAAACCAATCTATGCTCTCACCTATGCTTTTATCCGCTCTAGCCTCTTCACTCACCAACTCTTCCTGCTCGTCACCATTTTCATCTATAGAAGTAAGGAATCCTACTCTCTTTCTTGACTTCCAAATAACCCTGGCCACCCGAACATTACCCTCTGAATCCAGATACCCCCATTCACCCATTCTATGACTTATGTCATCTTCAGTGCCAATAAACTCTTTTTGCGGTAATTGGTTAAACGCTGCATTTCCAAAAGGTACCCTATCCTCTCCCAGCTCTTCTAGCTCATCGATCTCTGTTTGTGATAGGTCCTCATAAAAGTCGTCAATAATTTTACCAACAGGCATGTACTGAACGTCAACAATCAGGTCTGCATCGTCAATCAGGTCAGAATTTGGATCCAATAAAAAGTATACGTCTAAAGGATTGACTCTTCTAGCAACAGGCTCGTTTGAGATCATATCAACCCTGTAAATTTCTTCTCCTGCCAACAGAACATCTTCCCACGCCTTAGCGAACACCTGATCCATCTTTTGGTCCTGGTATAGGTATTTGAGTGTTTTTGAGGCTATAGACTCTCTCATGTCCTCGTATGAGTAGGTCATGTACTTCTCTATCTCCTCTATATCTTTGAACTGGCCCTCTCCATCGAGCATCTGTAGCACTAAATCTCTTTGCGTATCCTCCCTGGAACTATGAATTTCATCACCGGAGCCACGCATAATAAATTCGGTACCCCTTCTAGCCTCTTCGCCAAACAGTAGATTAAAAATAGGTGAGGTTACGTCTCTGTATTGTGGTGAGGCCGGGAATGACATTCCTTCGATGCTAATGGACTGAAGCTCAGTATCCATGTCATTTTTATCGAAGTGGCCATTGTAGAGTTTGTAGTTCCTTAGCTTGTCTTTAGCATTTGATCTGCGGTTTGTTTCATTTAGCCCGAGGAGTTTAAGGCCGCCGTCTACATTTTGCTTGCGCCATTCAGTATTCTTTGCTCCAATCGTCTTTTTTTGACGTGGCATTGACGATATGAAAGTGGATACGCTCATTTACTGGAACCAGTCTGGTTGTGGACGTTGTTCTTTCTTTCCAAACGGATCGGACTTAAAAAACGGATCGTCCAGTACTGTTCTTACGTTTTCTTGCTTGATCACTCTCTGTTTCCTTATCTGTGCTAAGTAATACATTAAAACGAGAAATGACATTACCCTGTCATAGTTCCCATCTTCAGTGTACGCGATCAATTCTTTCAAAAACGGAATTGACCTAATTTTCTGCAAATTTAACAATAATTCATCATCTTCTCGTTTTTCTATCAACCAAGTTTTCACCATTTCTTCACCAAACTCCTTTAACCCAGTAGTCATGTGTATTCCTTTTTTTCTACTTACCTTAGAATCATCAATAACATCTTGGATGATCTCAACAGGTTGATCTAACAATAAATACGTGCAGTTCTGGGAGTCGAAATAGTCAAATAATCCCTTCCTTTCATTTTCATAAAGAATCTGGCAATTATAATACAGGAGTAGTTTACGTACATTCTCGTAGTAAATTTTAGAAGTCTCTGGCCTGCCAGAATACTCGGCAACAATCTTATGATTCACTCTATCATAGACGAAAGTAGATCCCAGTGATCCGGTACTGGACTTATCATGATCGTATGGATCCGCGCTGGCCGCGTACATTCCTCTTGGTGGCCTGCCAGACTCATCATGATACGGATGGTTGAAAATAACTATACACCCAGTAGCGTCCTGCCCAGCTCTCATTGGGAAATCGATAATTGGTACCAGGTCCGTATTCTCCTTCCAGACAATATCGCCTAAATTATCCGTAACTAAGTCTCCAATAAAATCTGCATTCCTAATCCTCTCGTTCGATTCCAAATACCCCAGGTGTTGTTTTAGCTCAGCAACGGCAAAGATCATTCCCTCTGTTCGCAAGACAGCCTCGGAAGGACTGAATGGCTTTTCTGCCACGTATCGAACCACTGCATTCCGATCCTTAGCATTATCAGCTATCAGCTTACGCTCCTTCATTTCACGCTCTATTGCAGCCTCGATATTAGAGTTCCCATTCTCATCATAGTAGCCCTCCATATTTAGGTATTCAGGTCCGAAGTATCCACACTCCGTATCTCCTTTCCCGTCATCCCAGATGTTAGGAGTATGGTGGATATTATAGGCTTTGGGGTAATAGAACAGTTCTTCTAGTCCATCAAAGTTGCTTCCTTCAGTTCCGCCTGTATTATGGGTAATAATTCCATTGGCAATATATGTGCTTGTCGTACCGGCTGTTAAATTATAAATATCCCTCATTCCAATCTCCTCAACACTAATTACTCTCTCTAATCTCAGCCCATGCACATTAGCAGATATCCCCTCTTTCTTATCTCTATACATCTCCTTAAATGTATTTAGTCTTCTTTGTTTTTCTGCTGGAAATAATTTAATATTCTTCACGAATGCTAAAACGCTTCTTTTGTCAGCAATTTCAAATCTAAAATGGTCGTTTTTGTCTTTAGGATTTTTTTCACTCTTTTTTATCCTCTGAATAGCTCCATGAACACCTATTCTCTGAAGTAAAAATCTTATTTCATCTAATAAGGTAAAGGACATAGAGGTTATGCTTATCCTACCTCTTTTCTTTTCAACATATCCATCCGTGTCGAAAAGACCACCCAGTAATTCACAAATACTTTTTTTTGAGTAAGAATGGATATTCCTAGGAAGAGTTTTTGATAGTTTAGTTTGACCATATATTCCTACCGCTCTTAATTTAGGGCAGATTCCTCTAATTCGTGTCTCTCTGTAAATCTTGCCTGTTTTTGTTATGTACTGCTTCTCAATAACGGTGTCGTAATTGGAATCAATAGCAGTGTTTATCTCGCCTTCACAATTAGAAAGGATGGGGGTCTTATTAATCCCATAGCTACCATCTCCAATTAACCATCCCAAAAGCCTCGCATCAGGTAATTCCTTACGCCTGGATATGGGCACAACATCAATCACTGCTATTTGATCACTAGCCTTAATATTCTTAGCCTCAACAAACTCTGTTTTTTTTATGAATGGTCTACGAATATTACCTTTTGGTTTTCTAGGCTGAGAACCATGCCAGAGTTTACTCCATAATATTGGATGATCTTCACTGCACTCCAGCACTCTTCCGGTATGGGTGGTTATTCGATAGCAAAGCTTTTTAGCTGGCGGGTTCCAGTGAGTTACTTCCTCTTTTGATATCCTGCCTTCTTCTTTATTATACCCCAATATTCCCTGCCGCGGCTTAAGGTCTTCTATTTTCACTAAGTCTCCTCTATTATTCCAGACCTTTGTTCCAGCACAAACACATCCGAATGCAACTTGTAATCCGAACGTAATTGGACCCTGCTCCATCGAACTTCTAGTAATTCCCCAGGCCGTTAATAGTTTCGGGAAAAGACCAGCCTCCTCGAACAGAATCAGTTTCCCACGTTTTCCTCTCGATCTATTTGGGTTATCTTTTAGGGAGACTCCTATAATTTCAGACTTATAGCCCTTCTCTATACTTTGGCCATCTTCTAGCTCTGTAAAACTAGCCTTTCTGCGCATCTCCTTGTTAGTAGAGCTTCTTTTTGTCCAGGCGGTATGTTCGTTTATAAAATCTATATTATCCCACGCCTTTGTCAATAATCCATCTGAGGTTAGGTGCTCTTTCTCAAATGCCATAGCATAAGACTTGGATCCTCGAATAAGAAAATAATTACGACACAGCATATTGGCTCCTTTGTACGAAAATCCGCGCCCACGCGCCTTAAGAACCACTCCATGCTTCCCATTTTTTTCAGCATCTTCTAGGTAATTAAAATACTTATAATCCCCGTCCCATACTTTAGGGAACAACATAGGCCTATCGCCCTGGACCCTTTCATCTTCCTTTATATCCTCTATTGCTTCTACAACAGGGATCTGGCAATAATTCAAATAAAAGTAGTAGTATCCAGATATCTTATCAAATCCCAAATCATAGCCTTCTATAGATCTTCTTTTCTCCTCTTCCCAAAACTTCATATACCCACTGGAGGGTAAATCATTAAAGGGATGTTTAGTATAGACTCCATGCTCCTCGAAATGAGCAGCAGCCGGTCTAAATTCTTGTACCCTTTCTAGCATAGTACTTTAGCTTTCAAATGCCCCGGCGCTTCCTCCGCCACGAATTCTGGTGTCACTCTGTAGTTCTTTTTTTACCTTCTCATGTAGGCTCTCAAGACTATCCATAATACCACTTGCGTCCTTTAGTCCTGATGTGACCTCTTTTAGCTTATATAAGGGCTTGCCGTTATCGGGATCATAGTTGACATTACTAAAGTAGTCAGTTGTAGCCTCAAGAGCCTCAATAGCGCTTTCCAGGAACCTCAACGCTGGGGTTGACTGCAGTATCCTGTACTTTTCTACTCCTGCCCTTAAAACAACACTAATCTGCCGTATGTCGAAATCTTTCCTTAACGTATCCTCTCGCTCTTCAATAAGATAGGATTGATATACGGAAGAATAGTCACACAGAAAATAGATGTATGATAAGTATTTAATAGCAAGTTCCTTTTTTGGAGAGGTATCATGTTTCCAAATGGCGGCAAATTCCGGTATTGAAAGTGCTGCAGGATTTATTGTGAGTTCCTTGTTACTGTCTAAGCTTAATAGATTCATGTACTGCTGATTACTTGGGGAGCATCGGGGACCCCGGTTATGGTCGAGCTTTCCTCTGAATAGGTAATGTCAAAACTGGGTTCATCTTCGCCTATATAAGATATTAGATAGCGTATCCTTGACTCAAGAATCCTTACTGTAGTGTAAAATTCCTCTTTTGTTACGTATTCGGTTTTTTTCTTGGTCATACTACTTCCATCTCTTTAATTCACAAATCACTTTAGGGGCCCTAGTTTTCATTGGTATCGGGCAATTACACTCCTTACAGATATTATACCAGTTAGAAGGGCATGGAGCACACATGACAGCCCTTGATTTCGCCATCTGCTCTACCTTGGGATTCTTCCAAATTACGTTCTTCCAGCCGTCGTAGATGTCTTGTAACTTACCCATTTAACGACAATATAGAAATTGTGTTACTGTAAAATTAGGAATAGTGCGGGGGTAAACCTAAGAAAATACGGATTAAGTGGTTGCCCAACGTGGATTCGAACCACGATTCACTCCTTCAAAGGGAGGTGTCCTGCCAGTTAGACGAAAGGGCAATATTGCTGCGAGTCTGAGACTCGAACTCAGGATCTTCTGCTTAACAGGCAGCTGCTGTAACCAACTCAGCTAACTCGCATTTTGCACAGGAAGCAGGAGTTGAACCCACAAGTCACGAGTTTGGAATCCGCTTAGTACACCAATACGTTCCTGCGTATAGCGGTACGGGCTGGACTCGAACCAGCGGCCAGCAGATCTTCAATCTACCACTCTACGCAACTGAGTTACCGTACCTTATTGAGACCAGAACAGGGTTCGAACCTGCGTAAAGGGTTTTGCAGACCCCCACCTATAACCATCTCAGACATCTGGCCTTGTGCGGTACCGATGGGATTTGAACCCACGATCTCCTCCGTGACAGGGAGGCAACATACACCAACATGATGCGGCACCATATAAAAAAAGCCCTTCGCTATTAACAAAGGGCCTCGACTATTCTTTAAAGTTAGCGCATTAGCCCCCTGTATCTTGATTAAAATCAAAATCACAGTTAAACCAATTTTGCTGTACTCTTCTCATAATTTCTTAGTATCCCAGACCAGATTCGAACTGGCGACTTTACCTTGAAAGGGTAACGGCTTGACCAACTTGCCCACAGGGACAAGTCTCCTCAGCTTCAATATCTACCGTTGCTTTCATCTTGCAAATATACAATTCTTTTTTTAATAACGTGATTCCGGTGAGAGTCGAACTCACAACCCTCTGCTTAGAAGGCAGATGCTCTATCCAGTTGAGCTACGGAACCATGTTCCCCTGGTGGGCCTCGAACCCACTACTTTCCCGTTAAAAGCGGGAAGCCCGTCCACATGAGCTTCAGAGGAATATATAGGAATACCAGGACGTTATCTACGCCTGATCACCTGTTTATATTTCCTCTTACTTCTCATGCTAATGTTTTTGTTCTTATGTAATCAATTCCTCCATAAACGTTTTGTACTAATTCGGTTGAGCACACATATAGAGTTCCTGTTCCATACGGGAGCTTTCCAATTCCTTTTCTCTGAGTATCCCTTCTTATTTTATTCTTTGAGCATAACAGTGTCCATTTTTTGTTTTTAAGCTTCGGAAACTCTTTGATCCATCGTCTCCTTATTTGGTATTCCGACAACCCGTTTTCTCCATAATAACATACCCGTATTTTGCATGATTTATTTTTTACATTCTCATCAACCCACTCCCCCACCACCTTAATCATCGGCAAGTCTGAGTTGGCGAAAGAAAATATATTCCTACCCTTGGAGCCCTCACCCCAATAAAGAGCGCATATCAACCTAAAAGGCTCATCTGTTTTTGCCCTCTCAAAACCATTCTTTCTGTAGCCTAATCTTCTCTCTTGTGCTTTTGTTTTATTGATTCTAGACTGCACTAGGAGCTTATCTATACCTGCATTTAAGCGGTTATTTTCTAAAGTTCGCTTATGATCTTCTGTTAACTTTACATCCCGAACCCATAAACTAACCGAGCTTTTTGACACTCTAAGTTTTTTAGCGATCTTAAACAGGCTTAATCCCAATCCACGAAGCCGCCTAGCCTCTTTTTGCTCATTTTCTTTTTTCTTCATCCGAACCTCTGTCTTATTAATATATAAGACAAAGATACTAATTATTATTGGTACTTGCTAAGAGATTCGAACTCCTGACCCTCTCGGTGTAAACGAGACGCTCTTAACCGCTGAGCTAAGCAAGCATGTAGTGGATCTGAACGGACTTGAACCGATAACCTTCTGAGTGCAAAACAGACGCTCTAGCCAAATTGGAGCTACAAACCCATTTTAATCATGCCTCCCTGTGGAGTATCTGCACAGGACTATGCCCGCTCACCACCCCGATGGATTTCACATTCTTCAGGGAGACATGATTATCATAGTTGACCCTAAAGGAATTGAACCTTTAACCTTCCGGTTATGAGCCGGGCGCTCTGACCAATTGAGCTAAGGGTCACTGAGCGAATAGTCGGGATCGAACCGACTCTATTTCTGCTTGGAAGGCAGACGCACCACCGTTTATGCGTTACTCGCTTATTGTTGGCAAAATTGGATTTGAACCAATGACCCCCGCCTTATCAGGACGGTGCTCTCACCGCTGAGCTATTCGCCAATATGTAGCGGGACACGGATTCGAACCGTGGACCTGTAGGTTATGAGCCTACCGAGCTGACCAACTGCTCCATCCCGCTATATATTGAGCCGCATACAGGATTCGAACCTGTGACCGGTTGATTACAAATCAACAGCTCTGACCATCTGAGCTAACGCGGCATTAAAAAACCCCAAGCAATTTCTCACTTGGGGTTCCAGTATCGTAAATTGCTTCGTTAGGTTATACATACACCGGTGCCCCCTTGTGACTTAATCACCGTGGCAGCCATTCTCGCTATCGTATTTCTCCTTATTGAAGTCATTTTGTTTTTATTAACAGTACAAACGTACAACCCTTGGATTTAATATCCTAATTTATTTTGGGTGACACCGGGACTCGAACCCTGTTCTCCAGATTCACAGTCTGGCACTTTACGCATATAAGCTAGTGACACCATATAGTACCCCCGGCACGATTCGAACGCGCATTCCCTGGTCCGAAGCCAGGAGCTCTATCCGTTGAACTACGGAGGCATTTGTACCGAGAGCGGGCCTCGAACCCGCAAGATCGCAATGACCGTCAGGGCTTAAACCTGATGCGTTTACCTATTTCACCACCTCGGCATAGTACCGGTGAAGGGAATCGAACCCCCAGAACTCCTGATCCTAAGTCAGGCGACTTTACCATTTTGCCCACACCGGCATTCGTGGGGTACCAGGATTCGAACCTTGGCGGTTAGGGGTTACAACCCTTCCGGCACAACCTACGCTGCACCCCATCTAGCGGAAAACAGAGGCCACGATCCCCAATCCTTTCAGATCCACCTCTTTAGCAAAGAGAGCCTACCCAGGTAGGTTTATCTTCCGTATGCGGAAAGCGGAGGACCCGACCCCCAGACAACTTAATGCCTTCTAGTTTTCAAGACTAGCCGCAGCTCCATTGCCACTGCTTCACCTTCCGTTTGTCTGAGTGGAGAGACTTGAACTCCCGTCCTGAGCATCCCAAATGCCCCGCGCTACCAACTGTGCCACACCCAGATATTATTCCACAAAAAAAGCCCCGGAGGTTATCCGAGGCTTTTCCTATATATGTCGTGAATCTTACATAGGCGTATCCCCCGGACTTGCGTTCGGCAGCGAATAGCGACTATGTAAGAGTTGTTGAATCACGATGCAAATATACTACTCTTTTTCGATTATTTTAAAAACGCCTCTCTTTTTATTTTATCATAATCTACTCCCTTACAAATTTGTTTAGTCAAAAACCTACAATAATCCGGATTAACTTTTTGTCTGTATCCAAGTAAATGCATAGAATTAGCTTTTCCCTTTAGTTTATGAGATTTAACCTTATAAAAAATCCCCCAATAATCTTTTATTCTCTTTTTAAGCTTTCTGGATATTCTAGGATTCTCTCTAAGACAGTGTTTTGTTTTAGGTTCCGTAAAATGTTTTTCTAACTCTTCATATAGAATAGCCTTCATTCTTCTTTGCCTAGCTCCTGTCTGGATTAATTGCACAACTCGTACAGTCTTTACCTGAATGATGATCTACTGGACAGGGCCTATCTGTCAAGAGATCGCATTGCCTCTTACCGTCTTCCCAATAATAATGAAACATCCCTGATAATTCGGTTTCTGGCATCTTCTTAAAGTGTTTCAAAATAGAATTTTACTTTAACTCCTGTTTCTTTGATAAGTCCGTAATCTTTTGCCATTCGATATGCACTTGAATCCCTCTGGAGCCGTTCACATTGTTTCTGAAGCTCTTCCCTGAATTTCTCAATGGTAAAAGTGTCCTTCCACCTATTGCATCTAGGGCAGCTAGGATTTGAGTTTTCTAAAGTATCAGCACCCTTTTTTAACTTATACTTTTCACATTCCTCTAGTGTCATGTTGTGCCAATGAGCTTCGATATGGTCTACATGCCAACCCTTCTGTAATTCACAACCACAGTAGGCGCACTTACCTCCGTACTTATCAAATATAAACTTTCTATCGCTTGCTTTACTCATCCTCTAAGGTTGCTTTTTTGAGCGTATTATCCATATCTAACTCTTCTAATTTCTCTTTTTGATCGAATGATCATTGGCTAAAAGTCGTTTATATGCTTCTATACCCGCCTCTGTAAGTTCGTATTTCCCTTTAACCTCCCTGAACCATTCCGCATTTATATTTGAACCAGAACCAATAAGAATACACTTAGTAGGCTTTCCTTTATCCCACCAACTAGCGTTCTTGAGTTTTTTAATATCGTAGTTCATTATATTCTAATTACTAATTTGATAATTATTAGTAATGGTTAGTAATACGCCACAACCGTCATTAGTTTATACTCACTATTTACCATGCTCCTCATCATGGCACTTCTCACAAAGAGTTATCATATCCTTTCCTTTCGCTTCCCATATATAACTATTCTTTCGATACTTAAGATGGTGAACATGCAGCATACTGTCTTTATCACCACACCTCCTGCAAGTAAATTTGTCTCTCTCTAGTATCTGTAGCCTTCTCCGCTGCCAATTCGGGTGCCTGTACTGCTCTTTCCATGTTAAGGGCTCCGCTACAGGTATAAATCTAACCTTTTTGTTTTTAAACTTACTTCTTTTCTTTCTACACGGCTTCCCGGTTAAATGTTTATTCCTTAGGTCCAAAAACTCCTGCATAGCGTTCTCGGTATACTCCTTTCCGATCAATTGCTTTTTCCATCCTTTAGGAGTAAACTTAAAAACGCCTAACGCCCTGAATTGAGCATTAGACCATCCGCCATGACGACTCTTTGCGGCATCCATAATATCCTGGGTCATCACTACCATACCAACTCTTTCTCTGAAATCCCTTATTCAGCAGTTTAAAACCTGTTTAGTTCTACTATAATCTAATCATTTACTCCTAATCCTCTGTACGATTAGTGGAATAGGTCGTCGAATTTTCAGCTTAACCGTCCTCAGTTGTCGAGGTATTCCCAGGAAGGTTCCCACCTTTCCCTTCTTCAATCTTAGATAACCCTTTTGTTTCTACCTTCTTGCGGTACTTCGGTTGGGTTGTAAGAACCGATATTAGTGGAGAGTGAAGGACTCGAACCTCCGACCTGCTGTCTTAACCGTGCGCACCGCTGCTCTACCAACTGAGCTAACTCCCCATATGATAACCTGTTAATCCCTTACAGAAGGATTAAAGTACAAAGGGTCGGCATAACTTTCAGCCTCCTTCCACCCTCGCGTGTACCTCTCCTATCAACTGCTGTAAAACTTATCTCAATACTGCTTTTTAAGAGCATCTATTAATATATTGAATCAAAGAGCAGGTTATCAATATTTAAAGAACAATGAGAAAGTATCGGACAAAAAGAATCCCGATGCAAACTAGAGCCAGCACATCGGGAAATTCTTTCACGGTATCAGGGGTATCCCTTCTACGTTATAATGTCATTCGAGAATTAGCTGGCTTAATAGTTATTTTCTCTGACTACAAAGTAAAGCATTATATATTTAACATACAAGGGTAAATTACAAAACCCCCTGAATAATCAGAGGGCTTGCACAAATTTAACATTAGAGCTACTTCTTGCAGCACCCATCTACGGGTAATCAAATATACTGAATTTAAAGCGGATCCAGCGGGTCACCAAAGATCTTTATACACTTTTCTGCCTCAGTCTTCTCTTCTGCTTGATCTGCTAGTTGATCTTTAAACATCTCCCTAGTGATTTGTTTCCGATCAGCCCAGGCTACTCTCCTACGCTGAGACAAGCAGAAGCTACCAAATCCAGGAATCCACACAAGCCTCTTTTCTATAGCCATTTGACTAGCAGTAAAGTTGAGTGTCTTCCTAATTATGGACCGAACCACAGTCACGGAGAGCCCCTGTTCTGCGGCGATCTTACTCACAATCTTTTCAAGTCCTGGTTCAAAAGGTTCAGGTCGGGACCTTGTTACAGGGAAGTGATTGACTACAAGCTTAGCCATAGAATCTACTTCAAAACAAGACGGTAATTGATCTCTAGAGGTTTTTTGGACGGGTATAACTTAACCAGGTCCGGACTGATTACTTTACCTTTTATCAGCCCCTTTTTCCTCAATGCGGTAATAGTCACATTTACCGCCCCCTCAGTCATTTTAAGCGCATCTGCGATTTTCACCCTCAGTCCTTTTGAGAAGAGCTTTTCACTAAGCTCCTTTTCGTCGTACTTGTCTTTATTGAGGTAGTGAACTAGCAGTATAGAAGACAGCACCTTTATCTCTTTGGGCCGTAGGGGCTTGACAAGGTGGAGTATCTTGAATAGATTCTCGAAGTAGTCCTCTGGCTTGGTTTTGACTAGGAAGTCCATTATTTAATAACTAAAGTGCCAACAGGAACGGCTTTAAACTTACAATGAGTGATTTCTGTAAAGCTGTAATTCTTATCTCTATGCCTGGATACAATATGCTCAGCTTGTCGTATATCATTTACAAATCCAATAGGTCTATTGAATCCCACGGATTTACCGGCTATCGTCTCTATCCAAACCTCTTCAATCAAGAAAGTCTTCTTTTTGCGCTTTGGCCAATTGGCGATCAAGTAGCCTATAAAGCCGCCCAGAAGAAAAAATGTAATTATTTCTGTCATATCTTAGTTTAATACCATTTCTCTTTAAATTCAGCTGCAATCATCTCATTCACATTACCCCCTGCATATTTAGCAGTTTTCTCGTTATGGATCATGTAGCAACCGCTTGCCATAGGGTTCATTATATTCATCTTAAAGCTGGCGCAATAAATTGGATTTTCCTGCCTAATCAGAAACTCCTCTTTAGTCAGAACCATCAAGTCCTCTTTTAGCTTTCCGCACATAAAGGTATACTCCTCATACTTCTTGGTAATCTCAAGAAGCTTCTCTTCTGTTACGCAATCTTTCAGGTCAGAGTGGTCCTGTATAGCGAATATGGTTTTTAGGTACTCATCACCTATTCGTTCCCGATCAGCACTAAGCTTAGCCCTCTCATATCCACGGTAATGCTTAGTATCCTCCTGTTCTTGCTCAAGCCTTAGGATTGGGGTATCTTCCTCAAATGATACAAATTTGTTGTTTACAATCCAGTTCTTGTCGTCTATCCTAGTGATATTACTTTTAGTATCTGAAGAAGATGAGTTGAAGAAAAGGCCTGATTTTCCTATTAAGAGACCTAGTACTACGTATAGAAGGAGTGTTGCTAATATTTCTATCATGTTATTTCTGATTTCTGGGGCTTAACCTTATATTTCCATTCAAGCATTGTTTCAATTCCAAAGAACCGCAGAAGTCTACGCCACCACACCATTCTGAGATTTAATACTACAAGATATTCACCATTCAACAAGTCTCCTTTTTTGAAGAAGCCCTCTTTAAATACTAGCGTAAATGATTCATTCCCAGTACCAGCTACAGTTTCTGTAGCCATCTACTTCTTATAGGTCTTACTAGCCTGTTTTAAAGCGGAGGCATACTTAGTACGTGGATGTGTCACTATGTAATCAGCTAAGTGTTGAAGCCAAGGTGTCTTCTTCTTAACTGCAGTCTTTTTAGCAACCACTTTCTTTACAACCTTTTTCCGGCTGTTGAATGATCTCTTTTTACTGAATCCTTTAATTGGCATCTTCTTTAAGTTTTAAACTAATTAGTTAATATTTAATACTTCAGTATCATTGACATATTCCAATTCGTCAACATACATATAATTTTGCCCATCCCCTTTAATCAACCAGGAATCCTTTATCTTTCCCTCTGCCGTGAATGACATCTCTCCTTCTCTTATTATCGAATCCTGAATATCAGACTTCAATTCTGAGTGCTTCAATCTTAGGGATTGAATAGCTAAAGTAGTTCTTTGTTCAAAGAAATCCCAATCCAGCTCTTTCTTTTTACAGCCATGGTTGATTCTCTCCACTAGAATCATCAGGGAATCGCGCTCAGCTAGCGTCCTGTCGCGGAAGTTACGTAAGTCAGCTATAACATCCCGGTCCCGCATTATCTGGCCCTTAAGCTCTGTTAGCTCGTCTGGGGTAATTATTGGCTCTTCTATACAGTTCTCTGAATTGGGTCCTTCAGGAATCCTGATCTTTCCAACCTCCTTAGTTGTCTTCTCGTCAAATTCAAGGGCTGCCCTCTTTACCCCCCTACTAAACGCTTGGCATAGATCCCACTGATCTGCCGCACTGTAAGGGTTGCCGTTATACTCTCTACGCTTGCTTCCATGCAGATAACCTTGCTCCTCTGCTTCGCCTACAGTTTCTTTTATCTCAATTTCTGGTTCTTTGACTGCTTCTAGCTTCATTAGTTTATATTTAATTAATGATTATTAGTTCTAATTTAATTCTTTCACAAACTCTACTTTGCCGCTTTTAAACTTCTTGGACGGCTCACCTATTGGATTAATACTGGCATAGATCCCGTCAAACTCCTTTATAAAGAAGCGGTGATTGTCAATGGTTACTATATCGTGCCTCTTGATCGCATGCGGGTCCTCAGGCTTAAGCATGTACCTGGTTGATGGTACCAGTCCACTAGTAGTGGTTGTTACTGTGAGGTGGGCGTCCATGTCCTATCTTCAAAGATTAGATACTTGTATGACTTCTCGAAACCCCCTTGATCGTGAGGTACTGGCGTCTCCCACTTCTCATGACTATCCCTAGCGTCGTTTATAGTGATGAAGACTTCTAGGTGCTCCTTGAGTATATATAGAGACTTATTGTTAATCTTAGCGTTAATCCTAGAATTGTCGGACTCTATAGCAAGAAGATAAGCTACATATCCCCGTTCCCCGGTAATGATTGAATATTTACCTGCTGCGCTTTCTAAAAACCCAACGAGCTCTTCTGGTGTGTCTAGTGTCATTTCTTAAATTTTTGAGTCGTTAATATCTGGTGCAGCATTCTGGAAAATAATTCCACAAATTTCTCGTCCCTAGACAGCTTGTCATATCCTGCCTTTTTTATGATAAAATGCGTCATTTCATGAAGATAGGTGACCTCTATCTTCTGCTTTGATAACACCTTGCCTTCACACTTATTTGTTAGTAATATTTCATTATCCTGATAAATAGCTAACCCATATGCATTTTCTTTATCGCACTTCTCGTTATCCCAAATAACCTTAATGGTCTCTCCGAATAATTGGAATTCTTCAGGTATTCTCATACTTTCTTTTTAAAATCCTCAGGCGGATACTTATCTGTATCGATAACCTTATGGCCACCAATAATGTCTGGTACTATCGCCTGTGGGCGGATAAGAGCCGTTACGTCCGATGGATGTAGGCTAGCTAACCTTGCAAATTCTGCTAATGATACTTGAGTCATAGTTTCTTATTACGGCAACAAAAATATACCTTTTGAAAGATTTATGCAAGTTATTTTCGAAATAATTATTACTTTTGTCCCAAACCTATTAGTTTTAAACTAAAAATGAACAAGCCTAAAGTCGTATATATCTGCTTACTGGATGAACTTCCTAAACGCACAACCTGGAGTAATCATGTAGTAGAGTACCGACTATCGTATTATAGGGGGCTCCTTGGATCATTCGAAGTACATTGCAATTAACATGACTCACCAGATGTTCTGTACAAAGTGTCGCACCTTTACTTCTCACAAAGAGATAGTAAACTTCCTGATATGTATGCCCTGTCACCCAGAGAAGATCTCCCTGAGCTCAAAAGAGAAGCCCTCTAGGGTGAAAAGGGCAAGACAATTTTTAGCACAGCTATTCTAATGGCAATAAGCTTAAATATACACAAGAACCCTGAATTTAGAGAGTTGGTGATAATACTGATCCTATTTGCATTGATTGTGCTGGGGGTTGAAAACTGTTGATATGAGTAAGAAGCTAACAGCCAGACAATTCGCAGTAAAAGCCATCCATGTAGACAGGCTTAACCTTCGCAACCCCTCTATCTTAGCTAAGTTGCTAAAGGAGTATCATGAACAAGAACTGGAACTATGACAAATAAAGAGATAATAGAAAAAGCCCTCCAGAAGGCGCTAAACAACGGTTGGGCCGGTTATAGTATCGGGGGTAGGGATACGGTTATTAACGCAGGGGCGGTTGTTGCGAACGATAAGATAGAAGTCTCCGTGGTGTATACCTTCCCTGGGGATTCGAGTAATTACGTAGACATCATCCCGGCAGCTCTGTTAATCTTCAACCATTCGTTTTCTGAGGCCTTCCATGGAGAGTTATTTGAAGTGCCTCTACTAAATGGGATTCAAGGAGATATTAGCGATACCCCTGAGATTATAGTAAACGTTACTGATCCCGAGGGTAGACATATTACGCATGTACAGCCAAACTATATAGCTCAGCATGAGCAAGATCCGCTTATGAAGGATGCCCCGCATTGGCATCGAACTAATGGTCACATTAACTTATCCGGGAATTATAAGCGGGATAATGTACATATCAGGTTTAATCAAAGCGCCTGGAGATTCCACCTGCAACAAATGGTTATGGAGAAGGATCCAATTAAATACTTAGCACAGTTCGTATGAAAACACCAAGAAAGATTAAGAAGTGCTCAGCACTCAAGACAGGGATATTAGTAATGGACCTAAAATCCGTTCCTAAATACATGGACTTAGCCCAGTTGAATTACCTTATTCACCTTACAGGTATCGCTATCTGGGATAGCTCCCTTGGTGGAGAAGCGCCAAAACTGATCGGAAGGAAGTATAAGCGATTCAAGATAGTGGATACGAGTAAGGATAATCCTAATTTTATAGAAGTATGAGTAAGCCGCAGGCACTTGTAAACAAAAAGACCGTAGAGACTATTCTCCGTGGCCTGATAATACAGAACCCCACAACTATGCTTGCCTGGACCGTAAATAAGAAGATACGTGAAGGAGCAGCTAGCTTGGGGATAATTATTGAAGAGTAATCTTAAAAATCATGAATAAAAGTAAAGAAACAGCATTCATTACCCCTTATAAAGTAAGAGGTGTTCTCCGAGAGGTATTTAAAACGCCAGATGACGGCCAGCCACACATCTTTACCGAGGGAAAAAGACGTGATCTGCCGGATAATCGGGATTTTGAAATCAGCATAGAGCCTAGTTCCCTGGATTTTATTAGGAGCAAGAGAGTGCCGGAAGCTGTACTGGATGCGGCAAGAATTCATCTAAAGGGCACTGATCCAAGGATTCTGAAGACCTTAACTACCAACGCTGAGGATCCTTCGGAGATAGATCAGGATATCAAAGATCAATTTCCTTACTTGAATGAGGTGATTAAAGGGTATATATCCCCAAAGGGTGATCCTAACCTTATTTTGGGGCATCAGGTGGCCAATGGACTACAGAAGGCTAAGAGAGAAGGCGCTATGTGGGAGAGGAATAGAAAAAAATAAAATTCCTAAAAAATTTTGACTCGATATTTATAAGCGTCTGAACCACCCCTTAGACCCACCCCCGCTCTGATTGGATTGGGGTAAGCGGGGGTGGGTCTTTCTGATTCCTCCCTTAGATATTCTCTCTGTAATTGCATTTTGGATCCAGGTAAGCCGATTTAAGGCCGTTTAACTCTATTGCAGTACATTACCTTGCTCTGCGCCTAGATCATCTCGCTATTACGCCCTGCTGCGCCTGTGGTGGGAAAACTGATAGTAGGATGATGCTATCCTAATCTCTCTGGGTCGGGGATAAAGTTATAGTCTGGGAACTTGTCAGGGTTGCTGCATCTGCGTTGTATAGTCCTATCTGATACATTCATCACCTCACCAGCTACACGTGAACTATAAAACCTTCGGCCTAGTACCTGATAGTATCCCTTATACTTTGGGTGTCTCTTGCCTAACTTGGCCATACGCATTAGACGCTTCGTGTCCTTACTAGCCTTTGTACCGGTTGCGTGGTGGTCCTTGCCTGATGGAGCTTTGCGACCATTCCAAGTTGGTAGCGAAGTTATTTTCCTTGTTACCATCAATATGCCTCACCTACCCCACCGCATAAACCTGGATCTGTTGCGAATAGTGCTTGTACTGCCTGTAGTGTGGTGTAAATAGGGTGAAATAGGTGTGAATGTGGTCTACCAGATGGGGAAATGGTGTTTTTAGGTCCAACGCGGAGCGGGAGAACGCGCGGAGCACCTGTGTTGGGCTATGTAGTGAATAAGTACCAAAAGCCCGAAATTAGATAAAAAGCCCGAAATCGCATTTTTTTACCGTCATTCTTATGTTGATGGCTACCAGATGGAGAGGGTTTCGTGTTAAGTATCATTAGAAAGATAGTTGCCAATAAACTTGCAAGAGTCAGAAATATTGCCTATACTTGCACTATCATTAACAACAAACCAGATGAACACAGACAATTTAATATCACTAGCAGACTTCGCTAGGGAGTCAGGACTACGGCCCGACGAAGTAACAAGATTAACTACGCCGCAGAAGATCAAGACAGTAATAGTAGGTAATCGAAAGTTTATTGATAAAAGTATTTATCCACCAAAAAGCTTTAAGAAGTAGTATAAACCAGAGTCGAAAGGCTTAAAACAACCAAAATTATGATGAACAAAACAACCGAAACACTCACAAATGAGAAGTTTCAAGAGATTTACACAAATGAGAAGTTCCGCAACCAAGTAGCCCATGCACATGGATGCTGCGATTCAAACGGGGTGTTTAAGTACAAGCAGACTTGCTCATTTCCTGTTACGTACATTAACGTTTCCGATGCCCAGATCGAAGAGGCAACCAAGGAGCGAGAGAGAGCAACCAAGGAGGCGTACAAGAAATATAAAAATGTCCTTTTGTTTGTTGGTATGGGCATGACATACACCAAGGAGGAGTACAATGATGATATTTTAAATCACAGGATCAGAACAGAGTTCAGGACTAATGATGATAAAGTCGTTTTTGTTGAGTTTGGAACGATGAGAGACTACGAAACTATACACTGCGATTTTTCTATTGATAGAACTACCCAGAATCGCCTGAATGATAGTCATGATAGACAAAGTGAGTTCTATAATTACAAAGGATTGGAACGAAACAACGGTTTAGGCAAGTACACGAAGGTAAACATCCTGAACCTGATAAACAAAACCTTCAACTGTTCATTTACTGAGTTAGTTGTTGATAATTATAATATCAGCTGCAACGGGGTGATATGTGAAAGTCCAACTAAATAATACGAACCAATTAACAACTAAGAAAATGACAACTAAAACACAAGAAATTAAAAACAGATTAGAATATCTAAGAGCAGAGCTACGAGCTGAGCGAATCAGTACGTGCGAATTGACTGAACTGCAATCACTGAAAGAATACATTGATCCTGGTGATGTGGAACTACTAGAGGCAGCAGGAGTACCAGAATTTGAAGAAGACAGCACAGGACACGGCAATAAGCTGATAGCTGAGTTTATGGGTTATAAGCCTGCTCAATGTAATAACGGGTATGCATGGGATTGTGGAGAAACAAAGCCTAGCAAGGATCATCTATTACCTATTCAGGGGAGGCTAATTACAGGAGAGTGTAGTTATTTGAAATTTGCAACGTCCTGGGATTGGCTTATGCCAGTAGTGGAGAAGATTAATAACGACTTTCACAAAGTTAGTATTGTGGGTGATGAGGAGTCTGATTATTGTGAAATTCTTGCTTATAATAAGAATAGCGAGTTAGATGATCGTATTTGTGAGTATGGAATTAGCTTACTAGAGGCTACTTACAAGGCTGTGATCGTATTCATTAAATGGCACAATAATCAACAAGCGTAAATCTTGTCTCTGACAGGCTGTAAGATCGCATATTTGAATCAGGCAGCGAAAAAGAAAGTTTTAAATTGAAACCAGGCTTAATTAGCCAAAAAACCAAGGAAAATGAAAGATCAAATAATTAAAACAGCAAACAAGGTGGCAAAGGCCAGCTTTATGGACTATCCAGAGTATGATGCAGATAACCCTATTGACAATCTAGCTGATGCGCTTACTGTACTAGTGGCAGAGTCGGGAGAAGAGGATCTTGGATCAGCTGAACTGTATGACTTCTTGAAAGGAGTAATTAGCGAAGTGCCAGGAGGAGGAGGAGTGCTTCCTGATCATCCCTCTACCCTACTAGAGAACGGTAAGATCAATCAGTCCATGTATACGTTCATTATTGATTACATTGAAGCAATGACAGATAAAGGGAAGCTATCGATTCATGAAACAGCCTTGATGGATAGTGCGAAAGGTATTATTGATTCTATTAAACGAGCTGAAGAATAGTATTTTGGTTGGAGGAAGTGGTTTTCCTCTGGACACCTTCAGGTGTGCGTGATGCAGGGGATCGGATCTCTACTGAAGGACTTTAGTAAAAAGATTTAGCAGACAATGGGACTAATCTATGGTGTCGAACATAAAGGAGGTGTACACGGCAGTAGATTTAAGCCTCAGGGCTTGGAGTACTAAGGCAGCGAGATAAGCCAGTACGAGTGAGCTGTGATAGTGGGACGAGGTGGTAAATATTAATCAGTACAGAGAGAAA